GATTGTAGGAGGCATAACCTGTAAAAAGATTAAGGAGGTACGATATGATACTAGCCGTCGCAAATCAGAAGGGCGGGGTAGGGAAGACGACGATTGCCTTCTCCCTCGCAAAGATGTCCGCTGCTGAGCGGGAAACGCTTGCCATTGACCTTGACCCGCAAGGAAACCTCACGTCCTGCTTCACGGAATCTTTACCGGATTCCGCCAACGTGAAACTCCTGTGGGATAAGGATAAGGACGGGAACCCCGTTGACGGTGAACTCACGCCCGTTCCTCTTGCTAAGAACTTTAGCCTCGTAGGGGCGGACATCTCCTTATCGTTCTGGGAGACCGGTGGAGGGGCCGCCGCGTATTTCAAGTTGAGCGGCTGGCTTAAGCGCCGGAAAGAGGAAGACTCATGGACGATTATTGACTGTCCACCCAACCTCGGTATTTTCAGCATCAACGCCTTCATCGCCGCGGACTATGTGCTGATTCCCGTGGACGCTTCCAAGTTCTGTATCCAGGGGCTTGACGCACTGTTCCGCTCCATGAAAGAGGTCAATCGGGAACTGCGTCAGGACGGTGGGCTGAAAGTGGCGGGCCTCCTGCTCTCTGCGGTCAACCCCCGAATGCTGTTCGTTCAGGAGATGCGGCGCCAGTTGCGGGGAATGTACCCCAAGCACGTCATGGAAATCAGTATTCCCGATTCCATCCGCGTCAGAGAGGCGTTAGCCGAAGGGGAGCTGGTGCCACGCGGGGCGCCGTTTGTCTCCTTTCAGGCAATGTACCACGAACTAGAAGGGAGGATATCATGATGAATCGAGAGTCGGCGCTAGACCACGCCAAGCGGCGCAAGGCGGTGTGGCGGATCGAGGCCCTTATCTTCGACGAGGACTTGGCAAAACAAATCAAGTACCGCGCCATCGAGGACGGGGTAACATATGGGGAAATGCTCCTCACGGGATTGAAGATGTATCTCATGCAAGGGCGCGAACCCATAAAGCAGGATGCTCGGTTGCCCTAATCCACAAAGCGATATTTACGGAGATTGCCTACTTATCCACAGCCCCCGAGAGGGGGCTTTTTATTTTCCACGAGTCTTATGGAACTCGGCCAGCGTATCGCTTCCCCATCCTGGTGCGCCATCTTTCGGGCTGGTATAGTTATCTACGCGACTACTCCGTTTTTTGTTCAGCATTGTGTCTTCGTCCAAGTCCGCTAGTTCGTTTCTTTCCTGTACGCGGCGGCTGTGGTTTGCGTATTTTTTCCACCACTTTGCTGAGCGATTCGTCAGCCAGACGTTTGCCTTGCACCGACTCCTTGCCATCTAGTCTCTCCCTCCACAATCTCAAATAGGGTTTATCAATCGGGGCAAACTGGTCACCCTTACTCATGGGGTTTCCTTGTGGGGAATGATGTCGTAGTCTTCCCACTTTCCACGCTTCACTTCTGCAATCCATGTCAGGCGACAGCGTTCTAGAGTGTCATGCAACGTATCGTCATGTTTGATCCTCAGTGTCCCCACGCTTGCCTCTCTGATGACGGCCTTACGAAGGGCGGCAACCTTCTCCTTATCTCTTGGGTACCCCTCAACCACATCTAAATCTATCTCATTAAGCAACTCATCAGCACTCATCTCGCCGTAGTTCATCCCGCCACCTCTAGCACGATGGCGGCAAGAGCGGCAACAAGGGTCTCAGCATGGCATGTTGACAAGTTCGGCTCTGGCTTTTTAGCCAAGTCAGACGCTACACTCCAGCGCCGCTCGATGGGTTCGTAGGGTTCATAATAGGCGGTAATGAAACGGCGTAGATTGTTCACGCTCAGCCATTCTTCTAGTTCGCCAGCCGTGGGGGCGGCACAGTGAAGCGTGCCGTGGTATTGACTGCCCGCAGAAACAACGTCCACATAAGGCGGCAACTCCTGCTCCGTATATCCATCCGCTCCGCGCTGGTATTCACCCTTCATTTCCACCCACACCATCGCCGTGTCCTGCGGGAACCCTGCGGCTTTCAACTGCTGGCAGACTTCAAGAGTTGGAACCAAGTCAGCGAGAGTCATGGCTGCGCCTCGTCAGGAGCACGTGTATTGTCTGTCGTTATCACGCGCTGATTGTTCGGTTGCAATGGCAACGGTTGAATCGTATAGACAGGCGGCGGGTTCTCGTCAAGATATGCAAGGATTGCCTCAATAAACTCCCCGTCCGTCCTTGGCTTGCTCCACTCGCCACACTGTACCAATTCTCTTATCCTATCGCTTGGCCTCATGGCTTCCCCTTTGTGGGCGCGAGGGCGGAGGCAACGGGAACCATCACATACTGCTTACCATCTACCTCAGTCTCTACTCTCAATCCCTCGCGTTCATCGTGAGGAAACGGATATAATTGCACCCGATATCCGTAAAGTTGAGCCTTCCATATATCGGCTTTTGCCCGCTCTGCCCCCTCTGCCGCCCCTTCGGCATGAGCAAGGTCAATAAGGTCAACCATACGGTTATGAAAGTAGGAACAATCCGGTGCCTTATTGCAGTCACCCAAGTCTCGGTCAATATCCTCTAATAAATCCTCTACCTTGCTAGTCATGCTCGGCCTCCTTAGAATACATTACACTAGCTCGTTTTTGAGTGCTGGCTGGCGGTCTTGCGTTCCTTAAGAGAACGTCCCGCCATTTAATCGGAAGCTGGTAAGTCAGTCCGAACCAGCCGATCTATTCACCTACGAGATGTGCATCGAAAGTCCAAATCAGAAGGGCAAGGCGGGGGTCTTCATTCCCCACGAAAAGAAGCCGCTTCCTCGAATGAAAGCTCCTCGATATACTCCCGCCCGAACTTGCTCCACACTGCCGCGCGGGCGTTTGGAATATCGTCCTTGAACATCTTGACGATGGCCGCGTGCTGCTCGGTGGTGGACATTCTAACCCTCTTCTCCGTTTTCAGGAACTCGTCCATTGCGCGGAAGGTTGCCCACATCGCCCCCTGGCAGTCCTTTCCCTTCCCTGCGAACAAGTAACTTGCCGCGTTCAGGGCGTTGCCCCGCATGATGCGGGCTTCTTTGAGGGCTTCGGCAACGGGGTCTTTCTTAAAACCACCACCACCACCAAAAGCGGGCTTGTCCTCTTTCACCATGAGGTCGGTTCCGTAGGTATTGGTGACTTCCTCAAGCGCGGCGGTGAACTTCTTGCCAACCTCCCACACCGTCTCTCCCTTATTAAACCACTTCTTGACGGTGGTAGAAATGTTACCGTCCGTTGCCTTGAAGGTCAGCTTGAACGAACCCATCTTGGACGGGCCGAAAGTGTCAATGATGTCACCCACAGTCCATTCGCGTGATGTATAATTTTCAGCCATAAGTGCCTCCTATGGGATGCCCCGCTAGGGACTTGCTCCCTCATACCCTATAACCCTATTATACGCAAAAATGTGTTTCCTGCAAGGGCTACTTTACACTAGCCCGCCCTTTCTTCACAATCATTTTGGAACGGGCAGTACACACAGAACGGGTCGCGCCCGTACCTCTTTGGGCTTGCCACAAATTCGCCTTCTTTGATGCAATCGAGTGTCGCGTCAATCAGGGCATCGGCCTTATCCATCTCCAACACACTAACCCACTGGACTTTGTACTCTTCTGGACTAATCAACTCATACGCCCACCTTGTCGTGCATGGGGCGAAGCGGCGGTAGAACGCCAGTTGCAGTGCCTCTTTCTTGCGCCCCAGTTTCCCGACAAACTTGTGGTCGATGAGCGCGGGAACCTGAACGTAGTCGAGGAAGCAGTGAACATGCCCTAGTGCGGGGTCGTCTGTCCGTATCTCAATTTCCACCCCATCGGGGCTTCGAAAGAGAGAGTTTGCTGACCAGACGCCCCATTGTTTCTCTGCCTGCTCCTTGACGGCAAAGGGGTCGGCGTCCGTTAGTGAACTCACGGAGTCCATGAGATCGCCCCATAGGGGAAACGACCCGCCCGTCAGAAAATCGGCAACGCACTCGTGGAGAAAACTCCCCGCCAGAGCAGGGGCAGCATCGGGAACTTCCCAGTGGTCGAGGTAGCGGTGTCGCCAACAAAGCGGGCAGTCAAGGAACAGGCTGATACTCGTCGGGCTTACAGTAAAGGTTCTCTCAATCTCTTTCGTATCAGCCATGTCGCCACGCCAACAAGCAGTGTATCAATTGTAAAGATAAGAATCGCCATGTTTCACCTCCGGTGAATACGGAATCTCTACCTGGACAGTGTACTTGTGGCCCCACTGACTTGCCATTGCCTCTGCTATTCCGGGGAAGGTCTTGCTCCGAACCCTTGACCTCTCTTCCGGTGACAGACTGAAGGCGTCAGCATACCACTTTGGCATTACGGCACCGCTTTTGTATGTCACCATCTCCCCTCGACCAACCCACTTCGTATGACGAAGTGGTGGCAGCCCCTTAAGCCAGAGACACGTTGTCTTGCTGAACTCGGCTCCGAACCACCACGGCTGGATAATCTGATCGGGCTTTCTCCAGAGCGTTGACATGATGCCAACGGGGTTTTCAATCGCCACCCTCTTGCATGGGAGGTTAGTAAACTGCATGAAGAATGCGATACTGCCTTGTTGCCGCCCGTCAGCTCTCTTCTTTTCAAACCATGCCGCCCCAGAGACGGCCAAGTCGGTACATGGGGGGTGTGCAACAATCTAATCCCAGTCGTTTTTCTGCAAGAGGGGTAAGACGTCCCCTTGGATATGCCATTCAGAATGTCCGCCACTACAAGGTTGAAGATCACAAGAATACGCCTCATGCCCTCGATTTCTGAAAGCCTTACAGACGGTCTGACTTTCCTCACAAGCGACAAGAACCTTCATCAGTTATCCACAACACGAAAGCCATTGCCTGTCTCCATCAGATCCCCGTGTAACGCAACGGTCGGCAGGTATGACCCCCTGTAGAGTTGATAAGTCGCGTTCATCCTATCGCTCCACCACGCGCAGTTGACGAGGAGGTCGTGAAGGCAATCCTGCGACAGGATGCGGCGGTCGGTGTGCCCCGTGTTGTTCATCCACGCCTCCACCATCCCGCCGAACTCTTCTTTGAGTTGTAAGTCCTCGTGATACACAAAGCCTAGCCGCTGCATGGAGGCTCCTTGATAGGCAGGGCGTCACCGTAGGTAATGGGCAATGCAAACAGCTTGTCTCCATCAATGGGATAACAACAGGCAGAACTCATCAACCCGAAAAGACGGTCGTGTTCCCGTTTTGTTCCTTCCACCACGCCCTCTGCGTGGGCGGCGGCCTTAAGGAGGGAAATTGCCGATTCAAGGTCATCGTATAATTGATGTTGGGCTTCACTAATGGTTATCATTGGTTCGCCTCCTCTCTCATCTTGCCATAATAAGCCGTCAGGGGAATTGGATAGTCGGCGGTCGTGCCCCAGTTTCGGTTCTTTTTCAGGCTATATGTCCACTCCCGCTTTTCCCTTTGCGTTTCGGGGTCGAGGCCCTTTGTCTCTGCTTCTACAAACACGACAACAGAGGCGGACTGCTCGACGGCGGAACTACCCTTCAACCGGCTCAAACTAGCCTTCGAATCTCCTGGCATTCCTCGTGAAAACTGGGAAAGCATAATGATGGGCTGTTGCTGCGCACGGGCGCGGAGGGTGGTCGTCACCTGATTGACCACCTTCTCTTCTCCCGAGTTTCCACCAATCTGAATCAGTTGCAGGTAGTCCACAATAACCACATCGGCCTTGACCTGACGAATGTAGCCGAGGACGGCGGAGAGTTCGTTACTGGGGCTTTCCTGAACCCACAGGTTGTTCAACCACTCGTTCTCGATGAACATCTTATAAAAGAAGGACAAGAACTGTGGGTTTCCATAGTCGCATTGATCCAGTGGAAAGTCATAGAGCATATTGACCAGACGGATAAAGATTTGATAGTAGGTCATTTCCAGAGAGACGAACAGCACCTTCGCTCCCTGGTCGCGGCAAAGGTTCACCGCCATATTGAGGGCCATCTGCGTCTTGCCGTGGGAAGTCTCCCCCGCCAGCACCCAGTATTCTCCCTTCATCAGCTTGGTGAACTTGTCGAGGGTGGTGAAGCCGGTTTTGTAGATCTTCATCTTGCTTAGCCCTTCGATCTCGTCCATGTTGAAAAGCTGGCTGATAGGTTTCGCCTGCCCGACCGTCCTCATGCTCTGAATAAAGGCTTCGATGGCGAGGGGGTCGGGGTTTTCCTGTTGGCTTTCCAGCATACGGATTAATTCGCGCCCCTGCGCCTTCTGCGCCAAGTCCTGCCACAGGGGTTCGATGTCCACCACTTCCACGCACAACTCGTCCACGAGGCGGGCCTTGTTGACCTTGGCAAGCTCAATCTCTAGCCGTACCTTGTCGTTAAACCCCGCCTTGATGAGTTTCCACATCAACTGGTGGTCGGGAAAGAAGTAGTCGGAAGGGACTAGGGGTATCTCGTCCTTGGGGTGAGTAACCGCCCAAGACAACACCGCCAATTCCTCGTTCTTACTCACGCGTTCAGTCATCTCTTGCCCTTTGTAGCAATTCCGTTTTCCAAATCAGATGTAATACAGGCAAGCCCTAGAACGATTCCCGCACCGATAGCATAGACGGCTTCTGCGGTAGTTGTCATGGCATAGCAAGACCTTATGAAAAGGTAGCGAGATACTAACCAGAGCATCATTTCTTCACCTTCTCCTGCATTTTGCATTTCATCGGCATCATAGTGATGGGCATGTTCTTTGCCGTGACGCAGCACATTGGCTGACCATTCAGGGTCAGGTAGAAGCGGCACGTCCAGCACGCGGGGTTTAGGGCTTTTCTCATCGCGCCACCTTCGGCACGTACAGCACCCGCACTTCAACGTTGTGCCGGCGCCCCCAGTGAATGGCCTCGTGCGTCGAATACATGAACACGTCCAGCTTGTTTCCCTTGATGGCAGAGCCGGTGTCGATGACGGTGCAGGGATCACCGTTATTATAATTAGGGATAATGACGATGCTGCCGAAGGGTAGAACCCGCAAGTCTGCTGCGATACCGCCCACCCTCACCCTCTGCCCTGACGCAGTAATAAGCGGAGCTGCGTCACATTCTGACACAGTGGGGGAATAGGCCGTGATCTCCATGTACAAAATCTTGACAGGCTCGGCAGCCATTCGGCGGGCAGCCCTGAAATTGGTGATGTCGCCCGCCATGGCCACCCTAGGGTTCACGATGATGAGTAGCAGAACAATCACGATTGCAATGATGAGACAAATGGCTAACGTCACGTACATGACATGCAAGATGTCAAGCCATGTGTAGTAATCGAGACAATGATTGCGAGACTTAGCCCACTTCATGCGGTCTCCATGAACTGCCCTTTCGTTGTTTCAAGGGCCTCGACCAGCGGACGCCACCTTTCAAGCAGAGCGGTCGCGGTGGCGAGTTGCTCCTTGAGTCTTGGCAGGGTGTGGCTATACCCGCCCGCGCTGTGGAACTTCCCCGCGTTGAAGCCGTCGGTGTACCCATCTTTATATTGAACGTCTGAACTACGGACGGTGGCGGCAAGTTCCGCATACTCCGCCTCACTCATAAGAACTAACCTACCCAGTTTTTTCATCGGGCCTCCATATGCGGTTGTCCATAATCTCCGCAAAATCTTTCAGTTGTAGAATGACAAGCCAGTCCTCGTTCTTCCTGCCCCCATTTCGATGTAGCCCAACGACCGGCAATCTCCCCTTGCATTCTTTGTAAGAGAGGGCCTGTGCCATGGCGTCCTGAATCAGTTTGGGGAAGCCGCTCTTGCGCGACTTGGATTCCAGCAAGAGTGGGGGGCCCTTATACTCGAACCCCCCAAGTGCGTCGGGGCACACCGCGCCCCAGTTGGTTTTCGAATGTTCAAGGCGGGTGAGGCCGAGGGCGTCGGCGAACTTGTGCTCGCTATGAACCCACGCCTTCATGGGGTTTCCTTCGGCGTAATCGTTATCGTTGCTCCGTTGGGATAAGCAGAAAGGCATTCGATACAGCGTTGAGGATACCCCTCTGCCCACACACCATCGAAGAGGGTACAAGTTCTTATATCAACGGTATCGTCGTTGTCCCAATCAAGATAGGCACAACCTTCGCAGGTCTTCCCTGCTGGTATCTCCATCAGTTTGTTGTCCTGTCGTGCTTCGGCCAGTCGGAAATGTCGGGGCGGAGGCTTATATACATGTAGCACGCCGCCGCCATCCGCTCTGCTGCGGAAGGGGCACCGCTCAGGACTTGGGAAAGGAGGAAGACCATGCCGGAGTCGGTGGTGTTGATTAAACCCTCTCCCACTTCCTGCGATAACTTGTTGCAGAAATCTTCAATGGGGTTCATGCTAGTCATCCCAAGTAAGGCGCACAACCCTGTCTCCCTTGAACGTATCCTGATAGAGCCCTGCCTTGTACCAAGCGCCATCACCCGAATAATAGATAACCAGTTTTCCGTCCTTGTTGACTATGCCCCATGTATCCTGTTTCACGGGGACGGGAACGAGGTCATCTGGATTATTGGGAGAACCCCACGGGAACACTCTGCCGTCTGCCGACCACAAACCCACAATCTCATTGTCGTCCGTCAGGGTAATCGTGCCGATTACGCATATTGCCCCCGCCTTGAAGTCAGTTGCCAGAAGCCTAACGACCCGACCATCTCTTGTCTGATACTTCCCCTCCATAGTTATCTTCATCAGTTCACCATCTGGGAGGTACCGAACGTACCGTCCAGCGGGTCAATCTTGGTCACGCTGTGCCCGTCGGGGGTGAGGACAACCCACCCAGGAACCCACTTGCAGTACGGCTTGTCCGTGAAGTAGCGGTAGGGCATCTTGCGTTCGTCTACTAGCCCGCCCACGTCAATGGCACAATACCCGCCCTTGCTGTTGCTCTCATTCGTGACGTGGCTGTGGCCACAGATGGTATTGCTGGAATATTCATCGGCAAACTCCCGCGCTACGCTTCCAGGAACGACACGGTAGCTGTCGGGATGGTGAAGCACCCACTTCTGCTTGCCGAGTGCGAGATAGGCAATAGGGAACTTGCTGAACACTACCCTGTCGCCGTATTTCGCTTTCGCCCACGTGTTGATGAGCGCCCACGGGCCGAGTGCCCCATTCGTGATGCGCGAGAGAAAGTAGTCGTGGTTGCCAGGGATCTTCACGACCCTTTCGGCCACTTGGAGTTCAAGGTCAATATCCTGCTCAATCCACTCGACCGTCTGGGCGAGGTCGTCCGAGCCGGAAGAACGGGATGCGAACTTGGAAAAGGCGTCGTACTGCCCGTCATCGCCAAGGTCGATAATTGTGTCGCACCCTTGACAGGCATCGAGAAAGTAGTAAAATAAATTACGGTTCATAAAAGGTTCATGTTTGTCCCCACTCACGCCCGCCCTCTCCGCTTCAATGTGGAGCACCTGACTTGCGAGGTCAGGAACAGGCGGGCGTTGCCATAGTGCCTCGAGCGCCTGTTTGTTCAACCTGATTGGGGGAAGGCCAAGAGAGCGGGCGTACTTCCGCACGGCGTCGGGATTGCTGACCCCGATTTCGGCGGCAATCTCTTCCCAGACCCCGCTTGTCTTGCCCGTTGCAATGGCGTCAGTAACCATCATCGCCACCAAATCCCGATCTTCCTCCGAATACACATGGTCGTTTGTATTTAGCATCAAGCCTCCTTTAGTGCTGCTACAACTTCTTGTTGAAACAAAAAGTTGTAAGCAACGGCGTTTATCTTTGCCATACCCCGACCGTCTGTTTGACGGTGGTAGATACTCCGATGTAACGTGTGTGGCATATTGATGACCTGTTCGTTGTCAACGTGATGTCCCTCGCAGCCAAGGAACCAGGGATTCAGGTATACATAGCCGAGACCGCGGCGCTTGGCTTTTTCCTTGTGAAGATATCCGCGCCTCTTTTCTGGAGTAGCTCCGCCCTGCCAGAAACGACTAAGTGGCCCCGCCTGTGCCCTTGAAATCTTTGCCCGCGTTTCGAGAGACACCACATGCCCCATCAGGGCCGCAGCCATATTGGCTCGTGCCTCAGGGGTAAAGATATGGGTGATCCCCATGTGTGATACAGACATCTTCGCTCGCGTCTCCACTGAATGAGGAACCCCAAGATGGCTTTTATTCCCCATCATCGCTATGGACATCTTTGCCTTACTTTTTTCTGAGTGACGACGCCCAAGCCATACCGTATTCCCCATATTCGCCGCAGATATTTTTGCACGAGTCTCAAAAGATTGTGGATGCCCCATTATTGCCTCTTTTGCAGTTGGGAAAGAGTTATTGAGCAATATTTAATTTGAGAATGAGCTTGTTTGCTCATACCCTCTAGAACTTCGATAAGGGCACCTAAATCGGCTCGCTTAATCTTTGCTTCCTGAAGGACCGTCTCTAAAAAATCCGTATGAGCTTGAAAAACCTCAAGTTGTTCATAACCCATGTCACTTTCTAGTACCCCCGTCTCCCGCAGTTCATTCAGGCGAAGGCGAGCAGCCTCAAAGTCGGTGAGCTGATAGGTACTAATTATGTCTGCTCTAGTCGTTAGGCACCCCCTTGCACCACGTATCCTGAAACGTGGCGTGACCAGCACCACTCCCGCGCTTTCAGCGGGTCAATGTCGTGTGGAAAAATGTACCAACCATACCCGTCTTTCGGCGTAAATGAGGTCGGCGCCCCTTTCGGCACTTCCGGCGGCCACCAGCCCAGCCAAAGACCCTCGGGTGCGGAAGCAAGGGAACCCTCAATGAACTCCAAGTCGGAGGTACGGTCGCGCTCAATGGGGTTGCTCCCCAAGCCCTCGCCAGAACAAAGCAACTCGTTCGCGTCTTTGTACTTGCCATAGAGTTGCAGACGGTGAAATTGCTGGTCGGGGAACATTGCAAGGACTTTCCTTTCGGCCTCGCGTCCAGCGGGGTCAGCGTCAAAGCAAAGAACGAACTCACATTTTGTGTGGGGGACTACCTCCTGTAACCCTGACAAGGTGGATGCCGAAAGAACGCCCACAACCGTTCCATAGGGCGCCAGCGTGTAGGAATCTGTCGCCCCTTCGCAGATAAAAAGAGGGTTTGGCATTGTCCAGCTTCGGTTCAACATGCTCACGTTCTGCTTGGGTGGATAGAACAGCCCACTTGCGTCACTCCCCGCGAAACACCTGTTCTTCGGCGTTCGCCCATCAATGAAGCGGCGCTGTATCCCCACCATCTTGTCGCCATGCCAGAGGGGAAAACACACGGCGGGGCCATCCGACTTCAACCCCTCGGTTGAAATCTTGCGGCCCTCCAGGTATTCTCTCCCTTCGGCGGTCAAGGGTTCGAGTTCGTTCCAGACCTTCTGAAACCTCCCCTCGGCGGCCTCCTCCAAGTCGAGATAGGTTCCAATGGGCTTCAGGCCAAGTTCGCTCCAGCCGCTCTTGTCCTCGGCCCAATCCCGATAACCACCATCTCTAAATACTTCAACGGAAGGAGTTCTATCGGAATGGAATGGTTTGGACAGGAGTACATAATCGCTTCCCTGCTGCGCGTGCTCAAGGGAACTACCGAGTTTCTCTAGGGCTTCCACGGCGCGGAACTGCGGGCCGCGAAGTCTCTTTTTATCTACGGCCATCAGTACTCCCAGGTGACGAGAACAACGTGTGCCTTACCGTGGGTTAGCGAGGGGCGCTCTCGGTTTTCCGCATCTGCGGCCCCTTGTGCAAATGCCTCAGTAGAAAAAAGGATTCTGTCTTTGACGGCGGTACGATAATCCCCGTCAGCACACACAACGGCCCACATTTCACGCTTCGCAGGCGCGGATACAAGGTCAAGAGGATTATCGCCCTTAGACGTAAAATACCTCTCGTCTGCATCCCACGAACAGAGCTGCTCTCCGCCGTCCATGTTCGTAACGATGCCCGCTATCGGGCGGACACTCCTTATTTCTGTTGCCAGAATCCTCACCGCCCGCCCGTCGCGGGTCTGGTACTTACCTTCCATCGTAATCACCATCAATTTTCCCCATGCAGTTCGCCGATGTTGTCTCTCATGTATTGGACACCGCTCTCGAACTGTTCGTTAAGGGCCTCATTCCACAGGGCTTCAGCCGCTTTCAAGTCGCCCATTACCATCAAGGCGTTGATCTTCAAGAACTGCGGGTCGTGTGAGTTCACTTTCGTTTCAATGACCGTCATGGTTTCGCCTCCTTGAGGATTTTGATGACTGCTTTGAGGGCTTGTGCCTCGGTACAGTCGTGCTCCATAAACCAAGTGACAATGGCCTGCGCCAAATCTTTATCACTCATTTTTTCATCGACCCCGCGGCCTGAACAGAGTTTGCCCGTTCCAATTCCCCTATATAGTCTTTGGTGTTTTCTTCCCAATCCTTAATAACCGTCCGCATTGTTCCAGCCTCAGTCTCACATGCCTGCAGTCGTTCATTGAGATTGAGTTCTCTCTTATTAAATAAATCATTTATTTCATCTAACACGTCGTCCATTGTTCCTATCATCACTTCTCCTTTGCCGCCATCGCGGCTTCTACCTCTTGCTTAAATAAGAAGTTGTAGGCGACGGCATTTATCTTTGCCATACCTTGTCCGGTGTGTTGATTGTGATAAACGCTGCGGTGTAGGGGTTTTGGCATATAGATAACCCGATCGTTATCTACGTGATGCCCCTCACAGCCCTCGAACCAAGAGTTTAGTGGGGTAAACCCTAGCAAACGACGCTTAGCACTTGCCTTGTGCGCCCATATTTGCGCCCCACCCTTCCAGTTTGGATTTAGTGAGCCAACAAATAAACCCATGCGTGCGGCGGACATATGCGCTACCGTTTCAGGAGTTCTTTTAAGACCAAGGTTTGCAGCGGACAGCCTTGCCCTCGTCTCGGGAGACTTGATGCGCCCCCTACTTGCTGCACTTATCTTTATCTTTGTTTCTTCCGATGGGTGAAAACCAAGCGAGTTAGTATTTCCCATTCTTGCAGCCGACATCTTAGCCCTAGTAGCGACAGAGGGGTAATATCCAAGTGTGTACTGGTTCCCCATTAACGCAGCGGATTTCTTCGCCCGCGTTTCTGACGAGTCCTTATGTCCCAGATGTGCGGCAGAGTCTTTTGCCCGCGCCGTAAGTGACATGGTGTGTCCCATTGTCGCCGCAGATATCCGCGCCCGTGTTACGAGAGATTTTGGTCTTCCTATCAGCGCGGCGGATATTTTCGCTTTCTGTTCATCCGTCATTTTTGATGAAAGGCCTTTATTGCCTCGTTAAACATTTCAGTGAGGCTCTTCACATCCGACGCCAGCCCCGATACAAGGTAGGTTCTTTCTCCCTCACGGCTTATCTGGCAATAGTCGGGCAGCGTGTCATCTGAAACTTTGACTGCATACTTTTGTGTGATAATCATGGATTTCCTCCTTAGGCTAATGTCCTCTATTACTATTATACGAGAATATGTGTTTCCAGCAAGCCAAAAAGTAAGGAAATTGTGAACCCTAAGTGAAGGGTCATCGGGCGCCCTGTTCTCCCTTATCCTTTCTTGACGGTGGGGGTGAACCATGCCAACGGTATGCCCGTCTGACCGTCGGGCGTGTTCATGGTGAGGCAAAACTAAGGAAGTTGGGGAAACGGAAGGCCAGCGGGCGAAATATCAATGGCGGGCTTAGAAATGACCCTACAGAGTATATCAACGGAAATTGATATGCCACAGCGACTTGTCTTTTTTCGGTGAGTAACGTGCCAGTGGAAAGGTTCGTCAGTTAATAAATAAGGGCTGTTCCGACCTGTTCCGCTCTTCCGAGCGTATTCAAGGTAAAGACTTTGACATGATTCCCTTCGAAAAATGGGGAATTAGAAGAGGAAGACAGAACAAACAAACTTTCTCTCTATACTCTCTCTTTAAGGATGGTCTTTATATATATTTATATAGGTCTTTTAAAGAAGGAGTACTTAGTACTTGTACTAATCTTAGTACTGCACAAAGTGTGCCAACTGGTTTATTTAACCCTGTGGCCCGCTAGTAGAAAGAGCTTGGAGTCTTGTATCCTCTTGCGGCGCGCCCTCCACTTCTCGGCGAGGGTACAGACGAGGATGGCCCCGTTCAGATAGGCCATGTAGAGAAGGGCGAGAACAAGGCAGAATTGAAACAGTACCGTGCCTGGATCGTACATCATCTTTGCCTCCACTCGCTACGGTTTGTAATGTACCAGTCAATCAAACAAAAAAGAACGATTACAATAAGAAAGACGGCGCCTATAATGATATTTCCGGTCAGCGATGTCCAATCCATTCTTGCCTCCCTAGTTCCAGAGTCTTGCCACTTGCGCGGGTAGTCCTGGCTGATTTACCCGTCTTGCATAGTCCGCCAGTGCGGCGGCGTTGGAATTCCATATCCCCATTGTAGTTATGTGGGGCAGCTCGTCAAAAAGGAAACGGCGTGAATGTTCAATCTCGACTGACAGCCTTTCCCATCCCACGGCCATATCAAGATCGCCTGCGCGGGTTCTTGCGCGGGAGTATAGGTCGGCTTCCTCGCTATGCAGTCCAACGTAGTCGGGTGTGCAGAGACCCGACGCCTGCACATCGCAGGCCATCTCACAAATGGAGCGATTTGTCTCCTGCATGTCAGTATGGCCTCGTCAATGACCCGTTACTGTAGAGGTATTCGTACAGGCCTTCACGAAAAGAATACGTTGCTTCGTCTTTTTCTTGCTGCATAATGTCTCTGATGCGCTTTTCAAAGTCATGGCACTTCTCCGGCGGGGCGTATTGTGAGAACTCGCCCATAATTTGTTCAAGCCGCTCCATGTTGTGCCTCCAAAGGGAAACACTTTCCGTACAGTCCGCAGTTGCGGCAGGTGTCGTACGACTGCCAAGGACATGAATCAGCGGGTTTTGCCTTGAGGAACCCTTTGACGGCTGCGTTCATCGCGTTCCGTTCCAGTTCTTCGCCATGAGAGATTCCCTTGTCTGGAATGTTCAGGCTTGCCATACGCTCACCAATGGGTTATACTCCCTGCGGTCAGCCCTGACCAGTGCCCTCCGCCTTGAACAGCGGGGGGTTCTTTCAATCTTGTCGTAGAACGTCCAGCGGTTCCGTGTCTTACTCATTGCATACCTCCTTAAGGATTTTGTTGATGATCTCCTGCCGCCTTCGGGCGGGTAGTGCGCTCCATAATCTCATGTTTTGTGCCTCCCATGCGCCTGGCCGTGCGGCCCTCTAGCGCCGTAAACCTTCAATAATTGCGCGGGCGTTGTCAATTCGTGTGACTGTGGCAAAGTCCCCGCCAAGCCATGCGCGTTCCCATTCGATCTGTAACGCTTGCAACGTTGCGCCGCTCATGGGGTCGCTTTCTTGGCTTCGGCTTCCAGCGCCTTGCTGTCTGCCCTCATTGCTGCGGCCCATGTTTGCATAGGGTCTTCTGCAAGCGCTTCACGGTGTGCGGCCTCAATCTCTGCGGCTTCGGCTGCGTCAATGGTCGCCTGTTCGGTGGCGCTGATAGTCATGGCGTCTGCGGTGTGGAACTGTTTGGCTTTGGTGTTTTGCATGGTGTTTCTCCCTTCCCCATTCGGGGCAATTCTAAGCGGTACGTTCACGGTGGCCTATTGCTTGAAGCCGCCGAGCTGAAACTCGACAATACCAAACCAGCAGCGTAAGCGCCTTGTTTCGTGCGTGTAGCGCTTAGCGTAAAGACTAAGGGCCGCATATTCGTTGCCTTGAATAGAAAACGGCAACTTAGGGAGTGGAACGGGACAGAAGGTGTGAAACTGCTCGATGTAGCCTCTTGATTCTTTGTTCAGAAACTCGGCCAGTGTATTCATGTCGTTCTCCTTGTCCGGCTCTCGGCTCCGGCTGCCGTCTGTAGGGTAGGCTGTTGGCCTGCTCGCGGGAACCTTCGCGGCTCCCGTGAATCGGTCAAGCGGCTTAGAGTTTTTTCGGTATTAGTTCATAGGCACCAGGCAGGAGGCGGTAAGTCGTTGCAAGGGTTGTGCTTTTTCCGTCTGCATCGCGTGGGTGGCTTGGCATTGCATAACACAAGCCCGCACTGGCCTCCCTAATCACTGCTTCGCAAATGGCTTTTTCAATGGTGGGCAGGTCGCTTGGAATCTTTCGGTTGAAGTGTTGCTGCATGGCTCCATCATGAGAGGCCAATAAAACAAGGTCGTGGACACTCATTTTTCCGTAGTCGCTCATGGCGTTGCCTCCTTAATCGGGCAATTTGCCATCTGCTTCTCCCAGCACTCAAACTCTATACAGGGCTCGCGTGGACTGATACATTCGCCCTTATCTTCTTCTCTTTGCAGGACGCAACCGTCGCTTTCTCTGTCCCTAAGATGGCAATACAAGCAATGGTCTGGTTTCTTGTCCAGCGTTATTTGATATGTCATGTCCCTACACCATCGAGTCGGGGGTCTGTTTGGCATATCCTGCGTTTTCAATGGAGCAACCCTCTGAAGTGACGGGCCCCTCATGATTGGAGATGGTTTTACTGGGAACAATTCCGCTGTAAGGAAATATTCCTCCGCGCTTGTTTTCTGCTCTTTGTTTGTCAAGTTTCGTGGTCAGTCTTACGCTGCGGTAGTAATCTGCGGCGGTGAAACCAGCAATTATAGAGAGTGCAATACCGGTGACTGCTTGCCAGAAGTTAAACATTTGAACCTCCCGTGTACGGTGCCCGCTATGGGGTCTTATCCGTTTACTACCGTCAATGGCTTGAACTTGCTCGGCTCGCTGCTCTTGTAGAACTTGCTCGGATCGTCGGATGGGTCATCATCCTCAAACCATGTCTGGTACGCTTTCGGGTCGCGCTTCTCTAACTCTTCGAGCAGAAAGTCCCGCACCTGCGCAACGGCTAGGAAGTCGTCATCGGTCTTCGCCTCTTCCATCTTGACGGTGGACAGGTTCCACTCAATCACAAGATCGGTGGTGTTTAAGGTGTGGATGAGCGCGCGCATTCCTGCCTTGAGTGTTGCCACGTTGTTTCTCATGATGATATCTCTTTGCCAAATGTTTCTTCAAGTTGGAGCAGGTAGGCGCCAATGGCCGTCCAGTTGCACCAGAAAAACAGGCGGGAGCTGTCGGTATGGTTTACCTTGTCGGAGACTTGTAGAACCTTGTGCGCCATTTCGCCAACGGCGGCGGGTGAGCGTTCTCCTTGGTATTGCTCCATAACGTCAAGAAAACCGTTGCTGATGCGCGAGACAAGGCCAAGAATGGTGGCCGTTGCGTTGATGTCTTCGGCGGTTTTGTTCATGTCAAACTCCTTATTCCCCTACCCTTTCGGGTTGCGGGGTTGTTAGACTGCGACACGGCGCGGTGTGTTACTGTTGGCCGTGTTTCGCCGTTTCCGGCTCGTCAGGCAGTCAGTCGTTCCAGTCAATGTGCTCGTATTTGGGGCACCAATTCCTTTTGGTCTTGCGGGGTGCTCCGTTGATTGGGTCAAGAACGCAACGCTCAGAAATGCTGCATTGCTCGCAGTTCAAGCAATTCTCGCCACGTTCGAGGGCGTCGGCCTTGCTGTCCATTCGTTGCGTTGCTTCGATGTTTGAGAGTGTGGCGGCTAGTGTATTCATTAGTTCTCCTTTGCGCTTCTGCGCTCGTTCTGTGTGATACGTTCACACAAGGCGCGGGAGTGAAAGTACCCCTGCCCTTGTGTCAGCATATCAACCCCTCAAGTCGTCAGGGTCTGGCTCCTCCCTCCATGCCCGTACTTCCTCTTCGGCATTTAGTACCCCCCGCTCTTCGTCCTCTGCGAGAGTTTCAACGTGTGCGGCGTTGTACCCTTCTTCCTTGAGTGCCAATTTTTCAGCATAAGAGAGCAGATCGTCAATGTTGATGAGCAAAAGCCCCAGCGTGTCGCTGGTCAGGTTCGCGTCGATGCGGTCGATGGCAAACAGTGCAGCCCTTAGTCCTTCCTTTGGTGTCGTCAACGGTGTTTTTGTCATGTTGTCTCTCCTTTTTCCCTCTTGGGGTTGTTCTAGGTGATAAGGTTACATCTGGTTCCAGTCGCGGCGCTGTGTATCACTGATATAAGTTCCGTACCACTCCTCAACTCCCTGCGCCATGACTCTAACGCAGTCAATGTGTGGCTTGCGTTTCTGCTTGCGTAGGAACGCTTTTGTTTCAGAAATTCCGGGAAGCTGTGCGATTGTGAGCCATTGGTCGGTCAGTTCATTGTGTAGTTGTACTCTTGTCTCCATGTCGTTTCTCCTTTCCCTTTCGGGTCCCTCTGCGATACGTTCACGGGGGCTGTGTGTACGGCTCCCGTCAGTGTATCACTTAGTGGTGTGGGGTCGGCTTAACCTCAGACCGCGATAGCGGCAGTCTGCTCGGTGGCTCTCCTGTGGTTGGTTGTCAAGGCGCTTGTTCTTCTGGTCGCGGGCTGTGTGTTCTGCTCGCCTGTCCATATCATACGGGTATCTGTGTTCCTGTCAAGTAGGGAATCCTAAGTCAAGGCTCTTCGGGTGATAGGGCAGGCAGGGTGTATAAAGATCATGCCAGGCGCGGCTAGTGTGTAGTGCGGGCATATCCAATTCCCTATCTATTCATTGCTTGCCAATACACCAATGGCTAGCCCCTCTACGCGCGCACGTGGTCTTATTCTTTACCCTGCGTGCGCGTAGGTGGGTTTGTTTGTGTTCCTTGGGTTCAAGGTTCGGGATGTGGGTGTACTACCCCTCCCTTCCCATGCGGCCCCCTACAAGGGAGAGGGTGGGGTGGGTGGGTATATATA